TGATATGTAGAGACCTTCATTATTACGGAACACTACTACCATATTGGTTTTGTTGTCCAACCTTTTGGTTGTCCAAGATATAGATATTTAAAAAGTTGTGCAAAAACTACTTAGAAACCCTTTGATACCAATACTTTGAGAGCTTTTACGTAATAATAAAGATATAAAAAACCTCACTCTTTCGAGAGCTTTGCTCGAGAATAAAAGACTATACGTCAGTAGTGCTGAAAAAAATAATTTCTCTATTTAATTTACGTTTCTATTTTTCTAGTAATAATAATCTAGAAAATAAATTAATTCGGAGGAATTTAAAATGATTAAAGTTATAGATGCAATTTGTGGCGCAGGAAAAACAAGTTATGCAATTCAGTATATGAATCAAAATCCTAATAAACTATTTATATATGTAACTCCATTTTTATCAGAAGTTCAACGTATTAAAGAGCAAACGCTTTTAGAATTTTTTGAGCCTAAATCAAAAAATGGAAAAGGTAAAAAAATTGAACATGTTAAATCACTATTAGAGGAATGTTCAAATATTATTATGACTCACGAGTTATATGCTCGACTGGATGAAGAAATGCTTTTTACTATTAAAAGAGAAGGCTACATTCTAATTATGGATGAAGTAGCAAATGTATTAAATTCTGAGTATATTCCGAAAGACGATATAAGAATGATGAGCAATAATAATATTATTGAAATTCAAGAAGATGGTCTTATTATTTGGAAGGATTTATTATACTCCGGAACATTTAGTTATTTAAAAGTTCTGTGCCAAAGAAAAAATTTATTTCTTCATAATAATTCTTTCTTATTTTGGACAATGCCTGTCGAAAATTTTAATTCTTTTGAGGAAGTTTTTATACTTACATATTTATTTGATGGCCAGATTCAAAAATATTATTATGATATGCACAATGTTCAATACGAAAAATATTCTGTTATAAAAAATGAAATTGGATTTGAGTTAACTCAATACGATAAATCACTTGAACCTAGAGAACTTATCGGAAAGCTACTAACTATTTATGAAGATCATCAGCCTAAAACAGGAAGAAAAAGTTTAGCAAACACAAATTATTTGATCAAGAAAAATAATCCTGAAAAAGCTCTATCTAAAAGTTGGTATGACCATGCTGAAGCTGAACAAATCAAACAGTTAAAAAACAATCTTGTTACTATTTTTAGAAATCGAGTTCCTGTTCTAAATGAAAAAATATTTTGGACTACATTTAAGAATCAAGCACCGTTATTAAAAAATGTTAAATGTAAGCTCGACAGTAAAGATGAACGTTCAAAAGATAACTATCTTCCTTTCAATACTCGTGCAACTAATGATTATGGTGATAGGTCTGCAACGGCATTTATGATTAATAGATTTATGAATCCTAATGAGAGTCAGTTCTTTTCTCAAAGAGGAATAAAAGTAGATGAAGATTTACTTGCTATATCAGATTTAATTCAATATTTATTTAGAGGATGCATAAGAAATAACGAGCCAATGTATTGTTATATTCCATCTTCGAGAATGAGAAAATTATTAAATCAATGGATAAGCTTTGAAATTTAAGATAACTTCGGTTATCTTATTTTTTTTTGTAAATATCATTTACGTTTTTCAAAACGTAGATATAAATATAGTAATGATTCCTTATAAAATCATATTCAAATTACGAGGTGGAACTTGTAATCATCAATCAAATAAATGAATTAGGCAGCTTAATTGCTGTCTTTTTTAGATTCAAAAAGGAGAAATTAAAATGATTGGCTACAGAAAAAATGACAAACACCAACCTCATGGATTCGGCTTTGATATAAGAGCTCAACCAAAAGAAGTAATGATTATTGCACCACTAAAATATGAAGATGATGATTTTGTAAAACAGAGAAAGAAAGATTATAAAGAAGCAAAAGCGAAAATTGAAGCAAGTAAAGGTTTAATAGATATGAACTCACTGTTAGATAAGGATAGATGAAGCTAGTTCTTTAGAATTATCTTTACAAATTCTTCCATATTTACGTCTAGTAACTGCAAGTTAGATACATATATAGTAGAGCAAGTGCTTACAAAAGCAACAAAAAATTATGGACATCATTTAGATTAGTTTAACCTCCGATGAACTTTTATAAATGGTGCCTATAATTTTGTGTTGCTTTGGCAACTCGCACATAGCAGACCACGCTAATTCTGTAATTTGAGTGTTATGCAGTGATTTAATTTCATGGAAAAGTATAATCCTTTATTCTTCTTCCATTTGGGGCCTTGTCAGCCCCTCTCCTTTTAAAACTACTTAACTAAATATATGAAGATTCATCCCTTCAATCAATTTAAAAAAACGAGGCGATTCCATTCATTTGGAGTCGTCTTTTTTCATTTTTCCTGTAAGTGCTTAAACAAGCAATAAAATATTTTTTCTGAAAGGAATTATAAAAATATGGCCAACCCATTTAGATTTGGAACTCAAAAAGATACGAACAAAGATTTATATTCAACTGCATTTTTCACATCACGACCTCCAGCCAAAATTAATGAAGAACAAGCTCTAACAATTCCCACAGTCAAGGCTTCAATTGAACTGATTACAAACAGTATTTCAGCACTTCCAATTTATCTTTATTCAGAAAACGAAATTGATGGAAGTATCACGAAAGAACTGAATGATTCTCGAACTTCAATTTTAAATCATGATGCAAATAATTTTGATACTGCACAAGTGATCAAAAAGAAAATTGTTCAAGATTATCTGTTACGAGGAAAAGCNTACCTTTACAACAAAAACGGTAAATTGTTTCATCTTCCTTCAGCAAAAGTTNNNGAAGAACTTTATACAGANGATCAAATCACAGTCGGCAAACGTGAATTCGTTTATCAAGGAATTTCAACCGTCACATTACAAGAACATCAAGTAATCGTAATTGATAGCGGAACAAACGGATTGTTAGTTGATTCAGGAGTTTTATTTCAAACTGCAGTCGCTCATTTAGATTATCAAAATTCTTTAATGTCTAATGGTGCAATTCCAACAGGAATCGTAAAGGCCGCATCTCGATTAACAGAAGTTGCTATTACACGACTTCGAGCTTCATTTGATGGTTTATACAAAGGATCCAAAAACGCTGGTAAAACAATGTTGCTAGAAGAAGGACTCGACTTTACTCCACTATCATTGTCACCCGATAAATTAGGCCTTCACGAAAGCAACAAGAATTTAATTTCAGAGATTGCGAGAGTATTTAATATTCCGGAATCAATGGTGAATTCAGCAGCTAACAAATATGCAAGTAATGAACAGAATTCAATTTTGTTTCTAACTTCGACTTTGGCACCAATTGTTACTGCCATTGAAAGTGCTTTCGATAAAAAGTTCTTATCACAAGTTGAAAAAGATTTAGGATATTTCTTCCGTTTTGACACATCCGAAATCCTTCGAACTACTGAATCTGAAAAAATTTCAGCAGTTTCAAAAGGATTATCAGATGGTCTTTTTTCGTTTAACGAAGCTCGTCAAAAATTGGACCTTCCAAAAGTTGAAAAAGACTATTTTGTTCTGAATCTAGGACAAGTTCTTAAAGATGAAAAAACTGGTGAATTGACTGTTCTGAATTTAGGAACAGCAGTTCAACAAAAAAATAATGATGGGAGTTTTTCTTGATGGAAACACGAGCGAAACAACTTCAAGATCAAGCAGACAAAATTCTGGAATATCTCGAAGATTTGGAACAACGAGGCAATTTAGCTTCAAACAAACAAGCACGAACTATCTACAACGAAAAAAAGAAATTGTTAGAAGAAATTATTGATGAGCTTGACTCATTACAAATTGAAGAAAAGAGGAATTTAAATATTATGCAAAAAATTGAAAAACGCACTACAAATGAATTCGAGTCAATCCTACGTGGAGAAGAACGTTCACTACAAACAACTGCTGAAGGTGCTTCAATTATTCCGGAAAATGTTCATGAATCTATCATTTTAAAAATGGAAGAAACATCAAAAGTTTTCGGTAAAGCTCGGAAATTAAATTCTGTATCAGGTTCACTTCGTGTTAACCGCGAAAACGCAACTTCTGTTGGTGGATTTGTTGGAGAAGGTTCGGAAATTCTTGAAGGTGGAATCTCATTCGAACACGTTGATTTAAAACAAAAAAGAGTGGGTGCTGCCCTTTCATTATCAAATCAATTGATCAATGATTCAGCAGTAAATATTGAAGAATACGCTGGAAATCTTTTAGCACGTAGAACAGCAAAAGCAATCGAGAAAAGTATGCTTGTTGGACTTGGTGGAGAAGAATTCAACGGTGTTATTCATGATGTAGAAGTTGCTACTGTTGAAGCTCCGAAAGACTTCGATATTGATAACTTACTAGACTTATATTTAGCAATTCACCCAGAATTTATTCAAGGCGCATCATTCGTAATGCAACGTGATTTCTTCAATGTTGTTGCTAAGAAAAAAGATAACAACGGTCACTATTTCCTACAAAACGGAATTATTAATGGAAAACTTACTTACACATTGTTTGGTATGGAAGTTGATGTAACTGACGCATTGCCAGCTACAACTCCTGTTATTTTCGGTAATATCGAAGAAGCTATTTCTATTATGATCAAACAACAAAGTGGATTACAACGTATTGCGGCTGATACTACTCAAGCTCTTCGCGGTTCACAGTTATTTGTCTATGATTTATACGCAGATGCAGCAGTGGTAAATCCACAAGCTATCGCAAAAATGACAGTTGCAGCAGTTTAATATTTCAAACTAAGGAGTCACTTCGGTGGCTCTTTTTATTTTACATAAGGCAGAAAAGGAGAATGCCGAATGAACTCACAAGGAGCGAAAATCATGAAAAACAAAAATAAGTTAGATTTTATCGAAATGTTGGAAGAAGCTCGGCACCTAATTAAGCCAAATCGTTACAGATTTATCTTGGCAGAAGCCTTGGTCTCATACTTCTACACATTTACGAAATCTCCAACTGATATAAGAAACAACACGAATTCAATTTTAGAATCACAAAACATAGAAAAAATCTCATTAGGTTTCGTGCGAAACATCGTCGAGAAAACGGGGGAACAATCATGAAAATTACAGAACTCGAACTTCTTTTTGTAAAAAATTATCTACGTGTAGATGGTGATGAAGATGATGCACTAATTGAAGTCTTTCTAGCTTCGGCTAAAAGCTTTATTGAAAATCATCTAAATCAAAAATTTAGTGATATGGAAGAAGTTCCAGAAGAATTCACTATTCCTTGCTTGGCTCTTATTTCTCATTGGTATAGCAATAGAACAATCACAAGTGGAGCACAAAATGAAAGAGCATCGAAAGAAATCTTATATACGTTTTCACACATCCTAGACCCTCACATTGTTCGAAAGATGGGTGAATGATTTGAATCCTGGAAGTTTAAATAAACGAATTGAAATTCTAACAGTCGGTGAAAGTTTCGATGCCGATGGTTATCCAGTTGAAGGTGAAGTTGTTTATAGAAAACTTTGGTCACAAGTGATTCCAGTTTCGGCTAAAGACTACAACGAAGCTAAAGCAACTCAAACCGAGAACATTACAAAATTTGTTATCAGATACAGCAAATCATTAAACATCACAAATGAAATGATTATCAGTTATAAAGGTAATCGATTTGAAATTGAATCGGTGCTTAATGATGAAGAACGTAATATTTCTCTAACGATTATTGGTAGGTCAGTGGTATGAGTATTAATTCAATTATCATCGAAACTTTAACTCCATATGTTCCAACTGCATTCCATTCTTACACAGGTTCAGCAACAACTTATATAACTTTCTATACTCAAAATCAGTATTCATCTTTGACAGCTGATGATGATGAATTAGAGACAGCTTACGTTGTCCATATGGATCTCTACGGTAAAGGCAATATAGAAACATTAGCAACAATTGTGAAGTCACTACTGAAGCCGTATGGCTTTAGAAGAACATCAGAGATTGAAGGATTTAATCCGGAGACAAAGACTTATCAAAAGTCCTTAACATTTTCAGTATCAATATCAAATTAAAAATTAGCGGAACAACCGCAAATATAAAACAAAGAGGAGCAACACAAAATGGCATTAGTCGGATTAGATAGTGTATATGTAAGTAAGGTAACAGTAGAGGAAGCAACAGGTAAGGAAACGTATGGCGTACCGGTTCGTATAGCTAACGCTATAGAAGCTTCTATTACACCAAGTGTTGATAGCCAAAATGTTTACGCAGATGATACAGTGGCAGAGATCATATCAGTGTTCTCAAGCGTTGAAGTAGCATTCACTATTGCAGACTTAGGAACAGATAACTATGGTTTGTTGTTAGGTAAAGAGAAAGATGCTAACGGAGTTATGATTGATAGTGCTAATGATGAAGCACCATTCTTTGCTCTTGGCTTTAGAGCTAAGAAGTCTAATGGAGAGTATCGTCATGTATGGCTTTACAAGGGAAAGTTCACAGCAGTTGAAGAAAGTTATGCGACTCAACAAGATTCAGCAGACTTCCAAACACAACCAGTGAGTGGAACATTTGTTAAACGTTCGGACGGCAAATGGAGAGCAAGAGTTGACAGCGATGATGCAGAAATCGGTGCAAATGTTATTTCTGGATGGTTCACAAAACCATACGAAACAGTTCCAGCGGTTTAATAAGAGATTGATTAGAGAGGTATCTTAATTGATACTTCTCTTTTTTTTTGCATTTTTTTAATAGAAGGATAGATAGACAGCCAAATAGGTACCGCCTACCTCTTTTATAAAATTCACACAAACTTTTATATTAACAAGTGAAAGTCCACTTACAACAAACGTCCCAAAACGATTTTTTGAGTTGAAATTTAATTGGTAATAAAGTAAATCAATGTAAATAAAAAGATCCCACCGAAGTGAGATACTTCATCCCCATAGTTATTTATGTAAGCTGATTGAGTTAATAAGTTAAAGTCTATTTGTTTTAGGTTAGAGTGCTTCAGATTGCGATTCTAAGCTCAATAACTTTCGTCAGTAATATAGTTATACATCTAAAGTTCTCCCACAGTTATCTCTATAAATAGAAAAACACTACAAAGGTAAAACCCTTGCAGTGTCAATCTATCTTTTGAATTTAGAAAGGTCGGTGTGGTGGAAATCCGCACTCTTTTAATATTGCATTGTAATCACCAAAATATGATTCACCAAATTCATCTAGATCTTTATATTCATCTAGGACTTTTCTAAGTTCCACAAAAAGTTCCTTATCAATTTCAACAAATGAATCTTCAAATCGTTTTTTAATATCCAACTTTATTAAAAACCTTATCAGTTCCTCATATAATAACGGATAATCTTTTTTAATACTTTCTCTATTTTCTAAGAATGATTTAAGGTAATCCTCGAAAAGAAAAACTTTATAACCATCAGTATAATCATATTTTTCTCTTTCTTTAAGTGGGGCGAAGAGGGTTCCTGATCCCTGCCACGTCTCTCCAAGAGCAGACATAAAGATAAGAAGAGAACGCTTCCGTAATTCGAGGTCAGGATGATTAAAATATTTAAAGTAATCGTCATAATATTCGTGTCTCCATTGGCCGTTCATATCAAATAAATAATTACCTTCTTCAATACCTCGTAATATCTTTTTAGATTTTTCAATTGGAGTTAGTGACAATTGGATTCTTCCTCTCGTCTTCAATATTTAGATTATTGATTAAAATTTAGGAACCATTGTTATTATAACATAATCATAGGCGTTGTACTTGTTGGTATTCCAATGGGCTGACTTCTTGTATATAAAAAAGGCTCTATTTCTTATTGAAGTAAAGCACCCGTTAGTTGCATAGAAAAAGGGGCTCT